CCGAGGGGGCCCTGCCCCGCGCCGGGTCCGCTACACAGCGCGGGGCAGGGAGTCATGCGGAGATCAGCCCGCGTCGACAGCGCCCAGCGGCGTGACCGCGTAGGCGTGCTTGTTCGTGCCGTTCACGACGGGCGTGATCTTGAGCGTCAGGCCCGCGAGCGACTCGGTGTCCGCGAAGGACATCGGCTCGGTGCCGAGGATCTCGGCCTTCGGGGCGTAGAGCGCGAAGACGTTCTCGCCGTCGTAGAAGACCGCGAGGAAGGCCTTGACCGTGGGCTGCGGGTCGGTCGGGACACCGAGGGTGCCGTCCGAGAGCTCGATCGCGTTCGACCCGTGGTAGAGCTTGAGGGTCGGCTTGTCGAACTGCTGGACCGTCACGTTGAAGCTGTCGGTCTTGGCCGTCCGCTTCGTGCGCAGCGCCTTGTTCTGCAGCGTCTGCAGGATGGTCGTGTCCCCACCCTCGGACTCCTGCGAGAAGATGTCCTCGAGCGACGTGTGCCCGATGTTCTCCCAGGCGATCGGGATGGTGAGCAGGTCGGTGGGGATGGCGGTCCCGACCTCGCTGGTGAAGAAGTTGCCGGTGTTGATGACCAGCGTCGCGTTGTCGTTGAGCGACACCTGAGCCTCCTAGATGTGGTGGGCATGACGAAGCCCGCCGACCCAGGGCGGGTGGCGGGCGTTGTGGGTGGGCCTTGCTGTCAGGGCGCGGTGCGCTCCTTGCGGACGGCGACGCTGTAGACCGTCTCGTACCGCCAGACACCAGCGGGAAGGTCGGCGTACTGCACCGGCCCGGACGCGGTGGCCCAGTCGGTCACGCGCCGAGGCTCGTTGACCATGTCGATGCGGAGGACCGTGCCCTTGCCCGGGATGCGCTGGTGCGTCATGTACGCCTCGTGCATCGCGACGCGGATGGCCTCGGAGACCAGGGCGCCGGCCTCATCGCCGTCCGGATCCTGCGTGAAGACCTGGATCTCCGCGAGGCAGACGTCGATGAAGCGCGGGTCGCCGTGCCAGTCACCCAGGCCCCGGCTCTTGCGGACCAGGACGAAGGGGAAGGACGGCGGATCCTTGGGGATGAGGGAGTAGATCGGGATGTCCGGGAAGGCGCTGCGCAGCACCGCGAGGAGCACGTCCTCGATCGGCGTGAGCAGCACCCGGGACAGCACGCTCTCGGGGAGGTTGAGCGGCATGCGTCAGACCTCCTTGGGGTTGAAGTCGAAGGCCTTGTGCAGGATGAAGAGACCCTCCATGCCCTTGTCCGTGCGCTTCTCCTCGGTGGAGAGGTCGGTGTGGGGCATGCGCCCGTACTCGATCGAGAGGGCAGCCTTGAGGCCGCGCTCGTCGGAGAGCGTCACGTAGCGGTCGACGCTGCCCTCTTCGACCTCGATGCGGGCGTGGCCGTCGTGGCGGTGGCCCTTGAGGATGGCCTCGGCCTTGATGCCGGCGCGGAGCGCGGCGCGGTCGAGCCCGTCCTGGGCTTCCTGCGTGAGGGCGATCTGGCGCCGCGTCTTCTTGTTGTCGTAGACGAAGGCCATCACGGCACCTCGACGGGACGCTCGCGCAGGTCGACGGAGACGTGCCGGACGTGGCGCGAGCCGTGGTGGTACTGCGGGGGAGCGACGATGTCCCACGAGCGACCGGCCCAGTCGACGCGGTTCCAGACGTTCAGGTCCGGGACGTTCGGCTCGACGATCATGCGGGTCACGTTGATGAGCTGCTGGCCGGGCACCTCGGCTCGGCTCGAGCGCTGCGGGATGAAGACGGCGGTCACCTCGGTGGGGTTCTCGAGGTCGACCGCGAGCGTCTCGTTGCCCCGGTTGTCGGTGAGCTTCGCCAGCTTGTAGACGATGGCCTTCTGGCCCCGCCTGCGCTGGACGCTCACTCCGCGAACTCCGGTCCTGCCTGGTACGGGAACGGCTTGGAGCCATCCTCGATCGGCACCTGGACCGGCTGGGGCGTCGGGGCCGCGATGGGCCCCCAGGCGACCAGCGGCACAGAGTGCAGGCCGGACGGCCGGACGATGCGGTGGATGAGCTTGACCTCACCCTTGGTCAGGTAGACCGTGCCTGCGTTGTCACCCTGCTCGGCCCATGCCAGCGTCTCGTCGCCAGCCCGCGACTGCGTGTAGCCGTCGGGGTTGACCATGTAGCGGCGCGCGGCGGCGAGGGTGATGGTCTTCGCGAGTGCCGGGGCGTTCTCGCGGGTCCAGTTTCTGCCCTCGGCCCGGACGAGGTTCGATGCGTCCTCGAGCGCTCCCTCGGCCATCGAGAGCTCCTGCGTGGACAGATCCCAGTCGAGGCGGGCAAGCAGCTCTTCGAGCTCGGCGAACGGCTCCATCGGAGCCTCCTCTCAGGGGGACGAGCAGGGCCCCGCGCCACTTACACGCGGGGCCCTGCTCTGCGGGATCAGACCTTCGGGGTGCCGATGCCCGTGATCTTGACGAACTCGTCGTCCTTGGCCGAGTCGTTGCCGTCCGGCAGGACGTCCGTGCCACCGAGCGTGAGCTTGATGGCGCGCACGAAGTGCTCGTTCTCGGACACGAAGGCCTGGCCGGTCGCGTCGTCGACACCGAGCAGCGGGTCCGTGACGTGACGGAAGCCCTTGTAGGTGTTGAAGACGGAGCGGTCGCGACGCTTCTCGGTCTCGTAGTCGCGGAGCCAGGTCAGGGCGACGCCGTTGTGGCTGGCGGTCGCACCGAACGGCACGGACTGCGGGACGCTCGGGGCGCCGGTCGCGAAGATGAACGCGGACTCGACGAGCGCGATGGCCTCGTCGTCGGCCAGCTCGGGCGCCACGACGAAGTCGAAGTTGAAGCGCCGGCCGAGCGTGGCCTCACGCAGCGCGGACACGGCCTCGGCCTCGCCGACGTTGCTCGCGAAGGCGAGCTTCTCGTCGTTGAGCAGGGCCTCCTCCCAGCCAGCACCCACGAGGATGGTCCGACGACCGGGGGCGCGGAGCTTGTTCAGCACGCCGCGCGCACGGGTCAGACCGCCACGGATGTTGGACTCGGAGATGCCGAGCTCGACCGCGTAGGGCGCGTCGCGCAGGTACTTCGACGCCTCCCACTCGAGGCCGCGACCGATGGCCTCGGTCTGCTTGCGGGCGAGCTTGGCCCAGCCCTGCAGGTCCATGTCGTTCTGCTCGTCGGTCAGGCGGACACCGTTGTAGATGTCGCCACCGAACGTGACGGGAACCTTGCGCTCCTTGTACTCGTCGAACTGGATCGACGTGGAGCGGTCGTTCCGCCACCCGTAGGTCCGGAACGGCAGGACGCCCTCGACGACGACGTTGATGGTGTCGTCCTCGGCGCCCTTGAACGCGTCGATGCCCTCGCGCTGGAAGACAGCGGGGGTGACGAGGGACTCCTCGAGGATGACCGCAGCGGTCGCGACGATCTTCTCGGGCTTGACGATCTGGTGCACCATGTGCGGGCCCTCCTTGGGCATGAAGAAAGGCCCTGAGCTCTGTGCTCAAGGCCTGCGGGGGTGGGGCGGATCAGTAGCGGCGTGTGCGCGCCTTGCGCGCCTCGGCCACCGCGTCGAACTCGTTGTCGTCCTTGGGGTCCAGACCGCCGCGCAGTCGCGCGTCGTCGTCGGGCTCCTCCTCGGACGGAGCGAACTTCGACAGCTTCTTGGCGTGAGCGATCAGCTCCGCTTCGTCCTTGCCCTGCAGGAGCTCGGCGAGCTCGTCGGGCAGAGGGTGCTTGCGGAGTACACGCTCACGCACGAGCGCGGTCTCGGACGCCTCGAGCTTGGCCGTCAGGTCGGCAACCGCCGCCTCGACCTCCTCGGGGGTCTTCGCCTTGCCCAGCGCGTCCTGCGCCTCCCGGAGCTGCGTCCGGTAGTTGGCGCTCTCGCGCCGCGTGCGCTCGAGCTCCTTGGTCAGGTACGTCGCGTCCTTCGCGGACTCGTCGTCACCGTCGTCGTCCCCACCCTCAGCGGGCGGCTGCTCACCGTCGCCAGCGGGCTCCTGCTCGCCGTCCTGCGGCGTCTCGGTGCTCTGGTCGTCGGCCTGCGTGCCGGCGCCCTGCTCGCTGTCATCGACGGCGAAGCGGATGCGGGCGGGGATCATGCGGAGCTTGCGGTTCATGCGGACGCCTCCTGGGCTGTCTCGGTGGTCTGGCCGCGACTCCTGGCCGCGCGCCTCTGCCGCTCGATGTACCGGCGCCACACGTTGATGGCGTCCTGATCGAGCTCGGGGTTGTCGAGGTGGGCCTCAGAGCCCTTGTCGACGATCTGCTTCCACGCCTCCTCGTACTGCCGGTTGGCGGCGAAGAGGGGGGAGGTCTTGTAGTGGTCAGCGGAGAACACGGGCTCCGCGTGGCAGTTGCAGTTCGGGTGGTACTTGTCGCCGTCCTCGGTCAGCGTCGCCGCGCGCTTGCTCGAGTAGAGGACCAGGCCTCGGCTCGCGAGCATCGCGCAGAAGGCGCAGGGGTCACCGTCCGTGACGCGGACGAAGCCGATCGCCCGGGGGTCTGCCTGCGCGGCCTGGTGGACGTAGCTCC